TAAACCAAACTGTACCTTAGCTGCCTATGGTCGTATCTGGATGGCAGACATTGTTGGTGACAGGCAGACTGTGTACTTTAGCAGGCTCTTGGACGGTTCTGACTTCCAAGGTGGCGACTCAGGCTCTTTATCGATCAACTCTGTGTTCCCCAACAATGACCAGATTATCGCTCTAGCGGCTCACAACGGCTTCCTAATCATCTTTGGTAGGAACAACATTGCTATCTATAACAACCCCATAGATGTCACTTCCTTGGCCTTGGCAGATTTTATCCCCAATGTAGGCTGTATCGCTAGGGACTCTGTGCAGAACACAGGAACAGATATTGTCTTTCTGTCTGACTCTGGTGTGCGTAGTCTCCAGCGGGTCATCCAAGAGAAGTCCTTGCCTATGCGGGACCTATCTAAGAATGTCCGTGATGACCTTATTACTGCGGTGGCCTCAGAGACAGCCAGCACCATCAAGTCTGTTTATTATGACCGGGATGCCTTTTACCTGCTTACCCTACCAGCAACTAAGGTTACTTACTGCTTTGATATGCGGGGTGCTCTACAGGACGGTTCTGCCCGTGTCACGATATGGGATAGCCTTGATCCAAAGGCCTTATTTGTTAATCAATCCAAGCAACTGTTGTTAGGTAAGCCTGGGTATATCGCTAGATACTTTGGACACCTAGATAATGCAGCTACCTATCGGCTCCAGTATTACACCAATTACTTTGACTTTGGTAGCCCAACAGCCTTAAAAGTCCTTAAAAAGATAGGATTTGTAGTCATTGGCGGCTCTGGTGACGCTGTAGCTATCAAATGGGGCTTTGATTACAAAGAAAATTACAATAGTGAAACGAAATTGCTTGACACCGGCACGGTTTACGAGTATAATATAGGGGAATACAACATTGCTGAATTCTCCAATGGTGTCGTCCTAGACCAGTTCCAGATCAATGCAGGCGGTAATGGGGCTGTCCTACAACTAGGATTAGAAGCAGAATTAAATGGTGATCCTCTTTCTATTCAGAAAATCGATGTCTATGTCGCACAAGGAAAAACAGTATGAGCAATTACACGAAAGCAACTAACTTTGCATCTAAGGATGCTCTCAGCACTGGTAACCCAGCAAAGGTTATCAAAGGCACTGAGATTGATGCAGAATACACAGCCATTGCCTCTGCCATATCATCCAAGGCAGACAGCAACAGCCCTACTCTCACAGGTACGCCGTTAACGCCCACAGCCTCGGCAGGCACTAGCACAACACAGATTGCCTCCACAGCCTTCGTTAGCACGGCAGTAGCATCGGTGTTTCCTAGCGGTGGTATTATTATCTGGTCAGGCTCTTCCGCATCTATTCCTAGTGGTTGGGTATTATGTAATGGTTCTAATTCGACACCAGACCTAAGAGACAGGTTTGTTGTTGGTGCAGGCTCTACTTATGCTGTTGGCAACACTGGTGGCTCTGCTAATGCTATTGTTGTAAGCCACACGCACACCGCTACAGTAACAGACCCAGGACACAGCCATAGCTACGCATCTTCTACATTTAACTGTAACCAGAATACTGGACAGGTACAGGCTGGAGTAACAGCAACAGGAACAACAGCCTCTAATACGACTGGCATTAGTGTTGGTATTAGTACAACAGGTTCTTCAGGCACTAACGCTAACCTGCCCCCGTACTATGCCCTTTGCTACATTATGAAGACCTGATGAATCAAAAACAAATAAAAGAATACCTAACTAAGTCTAAAGATACCAGAATAAGATTAGATAACTTAGTTGAAAATGAACATGGTTTTATGTCTTGGACTGAGCATGACGATGCTTTAGTTGCTCTGCAAGTTTATGGTGATGGTTATTACTGGAATATCTATCTCAATGAACTAGCAAAGCAGTTAGGCTACAAGAAGATAATCATGGGCACTAAGCGTAATTACAAAGCATTTGAGAAGAAGTTTGGTTTTAAACTAACTGGATACATTTTAGAAAAAGAGGTAATCTAAATGAGTGAAGTAGTCGGAGCCTTCATAGGCGCAAGTGGGGCAAGATCAGCGGCTAGAAAACAAGCCGAAGCTGCTCGGTATGCAGCCGATGCTCAAGAACGTGCTGCTCAATTAGCAGCCGAAGAAGCCCGGTTTAGGCCAGTAGGAATCTCTACTAGGTTTGGACAGTCACAGTTCCAATACGGACCTGAAGGCCGTCTTAGTGGTGCTAGTTATACTACATCGCCAGAGATACAGGCTCTTCAAAACCGACTCTCTGCTCTATACGGAGACAGTCTAGGGCTTGCAGAACAGGCTGTAGCGCCTGCTCAGACCTTGTTTGGTCTTGGTCAACAGTACCTAGCAACAACACCAGAGCAGGCTCGTAACCAGTATCTGCAAGAACAGTATGCAATGCTTGACCCGATCCGTCAACGGGAAGAGGCAAGATTGGGTGCTTCTGTGTTTCGTCGTGGTCGTGCAGGCCTCAACATTGGCGATGTAGGTCAGCCTGAGTTGGCTGCATTGGCTAATGCAAGGCGCACACAAGACCTTCAACTGGCTGCACAGGCAGAACAAGAAGCAAGGAATCGTATTACTTATGGAACTGGGTTGTTTGGCGAAGCCGCTAAACTGGGTACAACTGCATTATCACCATTCCAGACTCAGTTTGGTTTATCTTCATTGCTTGAGACGGCAGGTCAGCAACCCCTTGATATCGGTGCTCAGTTGGGTGGTAGGACAGCTACTGCTGGCGCTACTGCCGGAGAAGCACTCCTGCGTGGTGGTTTAGCCTCAGCACAGACCAGACTTGGTGGTCAATTGGCATCTATTGCTGATAAATCTCGTGTTAGTCAAAACCTAATGAAAGACTTCTTTGGAAGTCTAGGGTTTGGTCAAAAACAAGCACCAGCACCACAATCTACCGCTGTCTTTGGCCCTGGTAACCAAATGGGGGACATATCGCAGGGAATTAGTTATTATGGTGACTACAGTGGAGATCCTTTCCAAAGTTATGCAGGTCTTGAAAATATGAGTGGTGGCTACACCCCAATGTAAAGGAAATAGAAATGGCAGAGCAAACATTATTTGGTTCTTATAATCCTCAGTTGATACAGCAGGCTATTGAGGCTGAACGTGAGCGTGGATTACTAGAGCAGGCTAAGTTAACTCCACGAGAGGTTATTAGTCTCGGTGCTGCTAGATCAGGCCAGCAAATGGGCCAGGCCTTGGGTGGAGTTGTCAATACTTTATTTGGACTTCCTTCTGTGCAAGACCCAAGACTACAGCAGGCACAGTTGGGACAACAAGCCTACCAAGAAGCCTTAGATGCCTCAGGTAACGATGCTTCTTCACCAGCATTCTTTAAGAAGTTATCAGACTCTGCGGCTAGGTTGGGTGTTCCAACATTGGCTCAACAGGCGGCTCAACAGGCTGCTAGGATAGAGTCTGAGCAGGCCCTAAGAATACAGAGATTAGCGTCAGCACAAGCATCATTAAGAGAGAAACCTGTTGCTGATGGAAGCAAAGAATATCAAAAGTATAAAGAACTAAAAGCACTAGGCATGAGTGATCCTGAGGCCCGTAATGCTGCTTATGGTATTAAACCTGCTGCTGCCGGTGAAGAAGGTCCTAAAGTTGGCTTCAGCAAAACAGGTGTTTACACTAATCAATTTGGTGAGGTTATTCCTGCTACTGAGATGAGTAAGCAAAGGACTGGCTTCCAATCAGCAGAGGACTTATTAAATAAACTAAATAAAATTACAGATGAGGACATTAAACAGTCTGAGTCTATTATTGATTACACGCAGGGAGAAACTAGAAAAACAATTGGTGGTAAATTTGCTTCTAAGACATTAGATGCTCAAACTAAGATTGCCGCAGGCCAACTTCTTCAACAGATTGAGGCATTACCACCAGGATCTGCTTCAGATGCTGACATGAGAGCAGCATCAAGGTCATTCCCCGGATATGGAGATGCTACCGCACTTCGTAACTGGGTTAATAGAACAAAAACAGACTTAAATGAATCTTTATCTAGGCAGTCAGAAAGATATGGTTTTTCACAAAAAGTAAAAGCAACTGCTCCAGTAGGTACTGGTAAACAAAACTCAAAGGCTTCAGCAAAACCAGTAGGTCTTTCAGATGCAGAGTGGAATGCAATGACACCGGCAGAAAAGGAACTGTTTAAATGACCTTAGAACAACAACAGGCATTAGCCCGTGCCCGTGCTCGACTTAGGGTGCAACAGCAAGAGGTAGAACCACAGCCAAGTTATGAAGGCTTCTTTGAAACAGGCGTTCCATCAGAAGAGCCTGCACAGATAGGAACTTTTGGAAAGATTGTAAAAGGTGCCTTTGTTGATCCCTTTGAGGCCATTACTCAGATTGTAGGCGGTGAAGAGGGCAGGCGTGGTGTTGCTGAACGTGAGGCATCCTATCAAGCAAGACGACAACGAATGGGCGAAGAAGGTATTGAAGGTGCTCGTTTATTTGGTAATGTACTTAGTCCTATTGCTAACATACCTGTTTTAGGTGTAGCACAACGAGCAGCACAGGCAACTACCCTTGGTGGTCGTGTAGCCGCTGGTGCCGGTGCAGGTGCTGCTGGTACGTTGTTGCAGCCTGTATCAGAGGCTCCTAGTGCCTTTGGAGACTTTGCTGCTGAAAAGGTTGAGCAGTTGGGATTAGGTGCTGTTCTAGGTGGGTTCATCCAAGGCGGTGTTGAGACTATTAAAGGTGGTTCTAAGTTCTTAGTGGATCTGTCTAAGCCAATGACTAAGAACGGTCAGAAGAAGATTATACAAGAATACTTTGATGATCTTGCTGGCCCAGATAAGGCAAAGTTTATAGCAGCACTAAACAAAGCAGATGAACTTGTTGAAGGCAGTAGGCCAACAGCAGCGCAGGCTTTAGCAGAGGTTCCAGAGGCAGTTAATCTATTATCAGCACAAGCCAGAATTGCTCGTACTCCAGAAGGTGCTCCTATCTTTGCCCGTAGAGAGGCAGAGCAACAGGCAGCAAGGTTAGCAGAATTACAGACTGTTGGGGGCACAGAAGCAGACTTAGCGGCAGCGCAGGCTGCAAGAACAGCCGCTACTGCTCCGTTGCGTGAAGAAGCACTGATGCAAGCAAACATTGCTGGTGAGTTAGCACCACGATTGGAAGCCGATGTTGCAGCTAGAGAAGCAAGCCGCATTCGAGCACTACAAGAACAAGGTCGGTTTCAGACCACAGCAGCAGAGCAGGGTGTGTTAGCGCAACAGCCATTTACCCCTGTTGCTGGATTACCTAGAGTTTCTAGCCGCTACAGCCCTAGTGTTGACCGTA